GTCGGCTGAAGGTAGCTGGAGAATCTTCTTCCAGTATCCCAATCTGCCTAGTGTCCACGGGGAAACCCTCTTCCTCGACAGGAGAGGGGCACCCGGAATCACTGTACCCTCCATTAAGGAGAGTAACAGTGAGGTCTTTCGGACCCTGTTCGGGTCCGGCTGCCACGGCCTTGCTTGATACCTGCGGAGAGCCACGTATTTCTCGTGGTCTTTTGACTCTGCAGTTAGCTTGGTCAATGACGGCAACCCGGTGGCGGGGAGATCTGCTTCTTTCTCCGCCTCCACCATCCTTCTGACTACCTCAGGTGAAAGCCGCTCCGAGAGGGGTTTACCCTCCGGATTCCTACCGATACCGTACGGCTCAGGCAATGCAAGCACTCGGGATACCAACTCCGAGTCTTTGTCTGAAACCAGTCCGGGATACCAGTAGGCGGCCAGGTCCAGCTTGTTGGTACTTGTTACCAAGTGCCAAGGGGAGAACCAATAGGAACCCCCCGGGGTGTACGTCTTACCCCCAAACTGAGCCACGGTAGAAGATTGGTACGTCTTAAGCTGGGATATTGACATTCCCAGTTTCGCTGCAAGTCTAATGTACGACTTGTAGAGACGTTCATCGAGGATAACAACATCATCCCCAAGAACGTAAAACGCACCATCCCATCTCCTCCGGTTTAAATACCAGAGGAGGTACCCATGCGACATTGCGAATAGAGGAAAAGAGGGGCCAGTCCCTAAGGGCTGACCTTTGGTCCAACGTATCAGGTAGTCATCCTGTCCGTTCACCCGCCACTCTCCTTTTTCCACCATGTACCGCATCAGGAAGTAGAGTTTCTCGTTTCTAGTGAGTTGTCTTCCCACCACCTGCGGATAACGAGTTACAATCTTCCAGCAGTCTTCCTCTTCTAACAAGCGGCGACGTTCTGCCGCTTGCTTCGATGAGGTTGACGGGCACAGGACTCCTCGGAGCATCCTCCTTTGGAGATCCCATGGGAAGTTTTCAGTCGCCTTTTTAAGGTCAACCGAAAACACCTTCTTACCATCCCTGAGTCTCGCAGAAATGGCATCGTCAGCTTTGCGCTGGTTATGCGTACAGTCCCACGGCAGGCCCTTCACTTTGTCCAGCAGTACCTCCTTTAGGGGGTCCAACACCCTCTGCAGGACGACATTTGGAGCTGCAAAAAACCTGACCTTAAGACCTGGTTCACCTTTAAACCAGATATCCCCGACCACATCGTGACTAAACGATGTTGAAGGGTGTCTCGGATCCAAGGTTAAGCCACACGCCTCATCCAGCATCTCCCTCAATTCAGGTATCTCACTTAAAGATGAATCCTGGACATCCAAAACGTCCCGGACCACCTTCTCGTGTTGACACCCAGCGGGAGGTACTACCGTCAGCGGAATTGGAGCTCGTGGACAAGCAACACCCACGTCAATCCTATCTGCTGGCTTCTTGCGAGAACGCTTCCTCGGAGTTTTCACCCTAGGTCCATGGAATTCCTCAACCAGCCACTCCGGCATGTCTACCGGGGGCTGGGTGATTTCCTCCACAGCCTTTTGGATCTCCTCCTTGGGCACGACGTCAAACTTGAGAGACGTATACACGTTCAACAAGTTGATCACTGACGCGAATGCTTTCTCTGATTCCCTGGATAATCTCAAGGTCTCAGCATACACACCGCGCAAGTTCCCGTAAGGGGTAGTGCAAAACCAACTAGGTTTGGAAGCTTTGGAGTCTTTTCCTGCTTTTACAGCCAGGATCCAACCCTTCCACTCCTTAAACCTACTGACGGTCCATCCAGGTCCACTGGAACGAACCCAACCCAGAAACAGGTCGGTCACCTCAGATTTTAGGTGACTTGGCAACGGGATGGTTTTCACCCTCCGTTGAAGCTGACTAGGTGGTAGTGATTCAATCATGGATCACCTCCTTTATTCCCGTAAGGGATGTTAAGGTCACCGGTCATCTTCTTGGGGAAGACCGCCCTCACTCCGTACCACAGAGTGACCACTTTTGGGCGATAGTTCCAGGCGGAGACACCCCTTCTTTCGAGAGGGGGTGCAGAACTCCGTCATCCCTGGTATTCTGCAATTTTAAGTCAAGAAGGAGCCAAGTGTTGGAGCCCAGGATATAAGACCACCTTCCCTTACTCAAGGGGAGGGTGCAATCTGGTCTTGGG